CCTCATCGCCAGCGATAGACAAGCATGCTTGTCTTGCGCTTGGTGTATGACCGAACTGAGAACGGTGCTTGCTCTCCTTTATAGGAGCGCCAGTCACCATCGACCCTACAGTCACGAGCAGGAACGGAAGGCTCTTGCGACCCAGATTCTGTGAAGAATCTCAGTAGCATTGACCAACCATCCATCTCATGACGAACTGTCGGGGACTTAATGTCGCGCACCCGCCACTGCTTCTTTTGGAAGCCGCGGTGGATTCGTGTTGCATTAGGTCTATTACCAGGGAGTACTTCTCTGAGAGACGGACATGACAAAGTCATTCCGTCGTCTGGAATCGCACCATAAATTTGGTGCAACTTCCCTACGATGAATTCGTAGCAAGTGAAGTACTTTCTATCGTACATGGAGTTAGCATAGCTTATCCATGACGTGTAGTTCTCGGCCGAAGGACGTGATGACCAAACCGTGCGTAAACGCAACGGAGTGACACTGACACCTTTAAAAGCGTCAACGCCACAGGATTCCCTAAAGGATCCTTTGATGCAGCACTTATCGTGGTTGATTTTCAACCCAAACGATTCGAGCTGTTCGATCGCATTCACAGCAAAAGCTGTCGGGAAGATCACATCATCGCCATACACTAATATACGATCCCTCGTATATGCGTCAGGAGCTGAGGCGGCTAGGATACTGAATATAGTTAGCGCCATTACGGGAAAGCATAATGCTGACCCCATAGGCGCAAACTTTTTCAGTGGTAAAATCCTTCCACCAGGTAGCTCCGTTCCCAAACTCCTACAACTCTCGAACACCTCTACTAGGTGACTCGGGAACAATAGGCGAACCAGATCAGTGGAGACACGATCCGAAGCCTCTTTGAGGTCTAAGGTTGCATATCTCCCAGTGCAGGAGCCTAATAAGGCCCCACACTGGTTGGGACTCTGATCCGTGAAGTGCACTGCCTCATTCGTGACGGGGCAGGACTCAACGTGCTGAACAAGCCTACGCATGATTCCCTGTTGAATCCATTGATTATCAACGGGTTCGCAAGAGATCAAGCGCGGGCCACGAGAGTCTTTCGGTACAAGGATAACCTTGGCCGGAAGACTCATCCCTCGAATCTTTGAAAGATTCGGGAGAGCATCACAAACATGACCCAAGGACGCATGAAAATAAGCGTCCAACGGGAAGTAATTGTTGATGCTATCAGACACATTAGACCAATCATATTTGCCCCAGAGTCGCTGCTTAGTAGCAACGGCACCCGGGCCATGACTAGGAATAATGTCGGTCGGATCGAACCCTTGAAGTGCTCGTGAGAGCAGGTCTCGGGCTCGAAGTGTCACCGTAACCGGATCCCTGGCTTTTAATCGCCAGGAGTCTATGGCATGCGGTGATGAATCTGCAAGCTGACCCAAGTGGATCAGATGAGCGGACAGGTCAACCAGGTCTTGCTCGGTCTTAATGAACGAGTCAAGCACCTGTTGTTCTTGTTGGGGCGAGTACGGTAGTTTATACTTGTAAAACAAGTACAGAACGTCACGTATTACGCGAACGCTAGTTGCACACGGGTCCGGAAGGACCGTGCCGTCTGGTGCGAGTACCAAGTTGAAGAACTCACCGAGAAACCTCGGAAGTTTACTATTGCGTTGGGCTTCAAACCCTAACGCCGTAGCGTTCAACACGGTAGCTTCGCAAAGAGCCTTATCGAAGGCCTTGCCCAGACGAGGAAGGGTTTTCGTGAGAAAACCTATCCCTTCCGCGCTGACACGCTTGCACACCTTTGAAAAAGTGTGCTTGCGGTCAGTGACTGAAAACACTGCATCGTGTGACATTTGAATGTCAGTGAGCAGTGCGGCGATGATGTCTATTTCGACATTATCTGACCTGTTATGTGGTACCATAAGGTATTCACTGTCAGGTTAGCCCGTACTGCACACTTACCCCTTCTAGTGCCACGAGAATACTCATATATGAAAGATTCACATACAAGTAAACGTACCTATGAGCCAACGATTGAGCACAGAACGCCAAGGGGCCGTAAGGCCTTGAAGGTTAATCCGTGCGCTTTCATTTCTCATGATGGTACTAATTGGATACTCGGTGACGGAGAACCAGATGTCGACAATGCGTGGGTCTTTGTTCCAACGACCGTTTTTTCAAACGGTACGCTGAGACTTAGATACGACGCTCATCGACAAATGAAAATCTACTTCACCGACCCCGCGACCGGAAACAACGGGATGGTAATTGCGAGCGAGAGCACCAACGTGCTAATTGGCACGGATACTTTCGCGAACATTCCAACCGTTGAATTACTCCGAACGGACCTAGAAGCCCTGTTTGTGGGCTTCTAAGAACAACTGGTTAGTGAAATTCACTTCAGTTGTGGTGGCTGTCGGTGCATTAGTTAATGCAAAAGACCCATGGGCGTGATGCAACAATAAAGTTGCACGTGCCCACAGGGTGTCGACAGACGTTCCAATATCGAGATGCGAGCCTCCGTTAGGAGACGCGCAGCCTAAAGGCGTTAAGACTAGCAGAGACAAACTTGCTAGCATAACGAGGATCGCTGACTTCCGCTTCTTAGAAGCGGTTTTCTTTGAGGACCCTGCTGCGGCAGCAAGCCACAGCAAGACCCGGAAAAGACACAGGATGGCTTTCACAAGCCACCGGTGATCAAGGCAGCAGCACCAGTTCCAGAGCCGTCGTACAACAACGTCGCTGTACCTCCAAGAGTGGAGATAAACGACGTCAGTTCGGCGAGCACATTCTTCGCTTCATCAGTCGTACTCATCCCCCCTACGGGGAGATCAAGAACGACGTAAGCGGAGTGCACGATCGGAGTGACGGAATCGACAGGTGAAATCGTGGTTTTATCCACGCGTATCACGCTGCGACGCCGACGCTTCGTTCCCTTCCCCGACTCAAGATGAGAAATCTTGAGACGATGGGGGAGGGAGGGCGCTTCAGTAATGAGCGCGTATTCGTGTGAACGGGCCTGTTTGTCGAGAGATTGAAATTCAACCTCTGCGGCAGAACGATCCTTCACTTCGTTGGTATTGAGTGTGAGGGCTAACATATTGTTAACTACTTTACTTATTTACAACGAGGTCTTCGCGTAATTGCGAGAGCCCCGCCCAGGCTAGCCTCCATGAGGCTAATCCCGCTTGCCTTAGGCAAGAGGTATGTCGGTTTAAACGAGAGACGCTTAAAAGCCTCCTCTCGAATAACCGCGACGGGAGCATTTTTTAGGTTGTACCAAGAGATTTCACAATTGATTTCTCTTTTATACAACACTGACCATAATGCTCTTCGTATGTATGTCACCGGTTCCAAGTTCCGTCTCTTGAATTGTTCTAGGAAAGGGCCTATGCCCACAACCCAGTCGACAACGAAAGAATACGGAATCGCGTTCCAGATGACCGAAGGATCAAGATTGACCCCAAGGTTATCCATTAACGCGAACAGAGCAGCATGCTGCTTCTGGAGCTCGTCGTAATCATATGAATACTCGAGTTCAACGTGGAACTTAACGGGTTCGAGTCGGGACCGCGCCGCGCACGACGCCGCTGCACAACCAGTGGGAGGACCCCACGTGTCTGGAGGGTAGTTATTCCCTGCGTTCACGTTGAGTCGCCATAGGTAGTTAGCGGGCGTATATGCGTTTAGCGCGTACGAACCCTGCTCGTCTGGAAACGAGAGGTACTGCACTCTGTGCACCCTCTTTGCTTTCCGTGCGTTAGACATCAGGCGCATCGCCTGAGCTTGGTACCGCTTAAAGGACTGTAACAGTCCCTTAATGTCGGACATAAGTGGCTTGAAGTTAAACTGCACTTGCAGATGCGCTTCAGCTGCCGACTTGCTGATCTTGGCGAGAGACTTCGACCTAGAGTTGCCGGGTAGCTTATCGAAAAGCTTACCGACTTCTCCGAGGCCTTTAGCGATTCTCGTCAATGACTCACCTAAACCTTTAAAGTCCTTAAGCTCTATTATAGAGTTTATTAGACTGAGGTTTGGTTTGATGTTCGGCAACATGCTCCGCACAGCGCGGAACAGCAGAACATCGAGATCTGGGGGGTCAGGGACTAAATCAGTCCCGTTACCTTCCAGATTGACTATCGTGGAGTTACCCAAATGGTTAATGTTCCACGGATCAGCACTTCCCCAACTCCACGCGGCCAGGGCAGGAAGCTCTGCTTCCATCCATAGGCCTTGGTACGCGTAGTCTTCGACAACATGCACTCGCATAGAGTTCTCGGGCAACTCCACTCGATAGTGGTAGTGAGCCCAATTATTCCAGTTGCGTTTGGACGTGTCGCCTTGTTCCGAGCAGATTTGGAGTTCCTTAATATATTTAGGAATGTCCACTGCAATCAGATCATAGGTCGGAGGATACGTTGGTGAATACACCATGCGCGTGCTTCCCTCTAGGGAAGTCGCGTCTGCGTAGTCCGTGATGGTTAAGTTTGACATACGAATCAATCGCGACTCAAAGTCGCAATATGAGGATCTACACGTTGTGTAGTGTGAGGCGGCTAGCCAACAGGGCTAG